TTTATTTATGGCCTGTACCAGATCAAACATATTATCAACTACTATCATGGACTGTACGTTACCCACAAGATGTGAGTTCTACATATACAGAAAATCCAGATATACCTAGAAGATATTTACCTGCATTAATTAGTGGACTAGCCGTTGAGTTAGCAAACAAAAGACCTGCAGAAGTTGATATCAATAGACGACAAGAACTTAAAGCATACTATGAACAAGACTGGGAAAAAGCACGAGAAGAAGATAGAGAAAGAGTTAGTTTTTATGTGCAACCTAAAGTACGTGGTTATGCTTAATGTCTCGCAGATCTAGCGGCAAACGAGCATTTTTAATAGATGACCGCTCTGGTCGTAAAATTAGATATAAAGATGCTAGAAGAGAATGGAATGGACTTCGTGTTCATAAACATGATTGGGAAGGTAAACAACCTCAATTAGATCCCGTTGTTCCAGGCCCTGATGTAGGGGCACTTTATCAACCTAGACCTGACAATGACCAAGATTTAAGCAAAGTACGTTTAGGCCCTTTAAACGGAAATTTTCAAGCAGTTATATCTTTACAATTTAATCCAGATGTAATTATTAGTACAACAGAAGATTCTGTTGGATTAGGATTAACGTCAGCACAAAATGCTGCTGGTTTAACATTTAGTGCTCAAGAAAATGCTGTAATGTCTACAGCCACTTCTTCATTAGGTTCACTTGCATTAACATCTCAAACTAATCCTAGTGGTCAAGCAGGTACATCTGCACAAGGAACTGGATTAGTATTTAATTTAACAGAAAATCTTGTAATGTCTACAGCGACATCTAGTCAAGGTACTATTACAGCATCAGCTACTGTTTCAGTAAGTGGGTTGCAAATGACTGTTAGTCGTGGTACAATAGCACTATTACAACCAAGCTATGGCAATAATGCTTATGGCGAAGGATCATGGAACGCATAATATGGGTTTAACATACGTACAATTAAAACAAGGTATCCAAGATTGGGTTGAGAATGATTCAGCAGAATTTACAGCAGCTACAGGATCTGGTAAAGCACCTATAGATTTCTGTATTGAGTTAGCTGAAAATAGGTTAATGAGAGAAGCGGATATAAACAATTTTAGAAAAACTACAACTTTTACTTTATCAGCTGACACTAATGTATCAGCTATACCTCAAGATGTATATGTTACAAGATATATGAAAAATTCTACAGGTGATTTTTTAGAAGAAAAAGATGATACATTTATCAGAGAATATACTCAAAATAGTGCAACTACAGGTGCTGTAAAATACTACGGATATAGGAATTCAGGTACGGCATATACATCCTCAAGTAGGCATGTAAATTACTTATTTGGCGCAACTCCAAGTGTTGACACTTTGATTGAAATAGGGTATACTTATAAGCCATTAGGGTTAACTAGTTCCAATGCAAATACGTATATTGGTGACTATGCTCCTGATGTAATATTGTATGCGAGTGTTTTAGAATCTTGTTACTTTATGAAAGAAACGCCTGATCAAGTGCAAAGGTTTCAGGGATTGTACGATAGATCACTACAATCTTTCTTAGCACAAGAAATGGCAAGAAAAAGAACTGACGAGTTCAAACAAGGTGAGATAAAAGGATAAAATATGGCAGGATTAACATCAGCACTTTGCACAACTTTTAAGAAGGAACTATTAGAAGGTGATCATGACTTCAATAATGGAGCTGATGCTTTCAAAATAGCCTTATTTAAAGCCAATGCAAGTATTACAGGTACTCATGGTGCAGCAACTACAAATTACTCAGATATGACTGGTAACTCAGATGAGTTAGCTAACGGAAATGGATATACAACAGCTGGAGAAGCATTAACAAATGTTAATCCAACTAATTCAGGTACAACAGCGATAACAGATTTTGCAGACGTTTCATGGACATCTGCTACATTTACAACTAGAGGTTGTTTAATACACAATACCTCAGATTCAAATTCAGCAGTAATGGTAATTAATTTTGGTGGAGACTACACTGTAACAGGCGGTACTTTTACAGTATCTTTTCCAGCAGCTGACGCATCAAATGCAATTATTAGAATTGCGTAAGGATTAAATTATGGCATCAACATGGAGTAATTTAGGTTTAAGGTTAATGGCCACAGGTGAAAATGATGGAACCTGGGGGGCACAAACTAATGATAACTTAAATAGAATTGAAGATTCCATTAGTGGTTTTGCAACCATAGCAGTGTCAGCAAATACTACTTTAACTTTTACTACACAACCAACATCTTATGTAGATGAAAATGGTCGTAATAAAATTTTAGTGTTTACAGGAACACCAGGTGCAACAAAAACAATTACTTTACCAGATATAGAAGCTCACTATTTTGTACAAAATGATACAGATTCTAGTTTGACTTTTCAATCAGGTGCAGCTGCTGTTACTTACACTTTACCAGCTGGTAGAGATACAGCAATTTTCTCAGATGGTTCGGATGAAGTGTTTAATGCTTTAGCGAATTTAGATGTAACTACTATAAACGGGATTGATCCTTCGAATAGTGCAACAAAAGGCTTCGCTACGGCAATGGCGATCGCTTTATGAAAAATAACAAATTGTCAATTTTAGGAGGATTATAATATGGCAGATGCAGCAAGCGTAACTATTACAGCTACACTATTGCCTGATGAAATTGCTAAAACAATTAGTGGTTCAATGAGTTTATCACCCGTTGATGCAAACGATAAGTGGTATTACAAGTTAACAGCTTGTACAGCAACAAGCACTGATTTAATAGCAGGAAATTTTACAGACTATACAGCGGTAGATGATGACACAGCACCAACGGCAGTAGCAGCAGCAGATAAAGTTAATTTTATATTTATTAAAAATTTAAGTGCAGGCGATGGCATGATTGTATGTTTCGATGGTGGAGCAGCAGCTCACGATTTAGTAGATGGAGTATTTATTGGAGCAGGCGAGTCCTGGTACGCTAGATTACCGAATACTACAGTAGCGAATTTACATGCTATTAGTGCTGATATTGGCGGAACAGGTGACGCAACAGTTAACTGTATCGTAGCAGCTTTACTGGATGATGTAGGTTAGGATATAACATGGCTCAAGATTTTAGACGAGAGATTGCAAGAGCGCAAGGCACCACAGCAGCAGATATTCTGACTGCAGGTAATTTTGACGCTCTTATAGGTATTCGTTGTACAAACATTCTTACCAGCACAATTAAGGTAGATGTGTATGTACATCAAGGATCTAATGATTATTATTATATCTGTAAATCAACTCCAATTCCTCCTGGAGGGTCAATTGAATTGATCCAAGGTGGGGCAAAAATTGTTTTAGAAAGTGGTGATGTGTTAGCACATGACTGTGATACTGCAAGCGGTTTAGATATTTGGGTAAGTTACGTAGATACTATAAGCGAATAGGATAATTATATGAGTGAATTAGCAACAATTAACGGAATACAATATATTGGGTGCACAGCGCCCAATGAATCTGTTTCACATCATACGAGTGTAATGGACGCAAGTCAAACAATAGAAAATGCTGTTTTAGCAGGCCCTGTTACATTTACAAGTGTGATGACAATAACAGGTAACGTGGTAATAGTATGAGTGTAGAACTAGATGGTGTAAATAATATACTGAAAACAGACACTATATCAGAAGTAACTTCAGCAAACGGAATTACGATTGATGGTTTAAGTATTAAAGACTCAAAACTTGTTACTGCTGATTCAGTTATAACTTCCAATGTAACTGATAATGCAATTACATTAGCAAAAATGGCTGGTGGTACTGATGGTAACATTATTAGTTTTGATGCCAGTGGCGACCCCGTAGCAATAGCAACTGGAAATGATGGACAGGTTTTGACCTCAACTGGTGCAGGTTCACCTCCAGCTTTTGAAGATGCGGCTGGTGGGCCATTTACAGAAGTTAATGCAAATAAGTTTACTTATACAACAGCTACTAATCCAGTTCTTCAAGTTATTGACAGCACAAATACAGTAAAAGCACAAATACAAGGTGGTAATACATCTGCTATATTTGGTTCTGCTTCTGCTCATCCAGTTACTTTTATTCAAGGTTCTGGAGAAACTACTGTTGGTACAATAGACACAACAGGAGCATGGACTTTTCCATTACAACCTGCTTTTAGTGTAACGACAAATGCTACTCAAGAAAACTTGACAGAAGATGCAGATAATACGATTGTTTTTGGACTTGAAATATTTGATACTAATGGAGATTTTGCAAGTAATACCTTTACAGCACCAGTTGCAGGAAAGTATATGATTACAGCAAAAATGGTTGTAGCAGAAATTGACCATGATGGTGCTTATTATGCCGCTTTTCAAATTGTTTCAAGTAATAGAGATTATTCAGTAAATTATTCCGTTCGAAATTTCTTACAATCGCAACCAGAGTTGTGGACTTTTCAAGTAGCTGCTGTTGTAGATATGGATGCAAGTGATACAGCTTTTGTTAGATATAGAGAAAGTGGGCCGGGTGCTTCACAAACAGATGTATATAATGCAAATTCTAGTGGTGCAAGAGAACAACACCAGTTTACTGGATACTTATTAGGCTAAAAATGAAACAATTAACTTTAAAAGGAGTATAAAAAATGGCTGAATATAAAATAACACTTACAATAAGTGAGACTGACCAGAAAATATTATCAAATGATTTAAAGAATAAAGCAGATAATGTAGGAATTACTACATGGATAGAAAATGCTTTAAAAGGAAAAATTAGTTCTTGTTATAAAAGAATGTCGAGAGAGTGGACAGAACAATTAATGAATGATTCATCTTTTACGGATTCTATTCCAAGTAATAAAGAAGATTTAATTAAATTAATTTTATCTCAACCAACTTACAAAAATAGAAATCAACAGGAAAAAGAATAATGGCAATTCCCCGTAACAAAAGATATAGTATTATACTATCTCATATGTATCCGGCTTTAAAAGTTTTGGTAGACTGGAAAGTAACAGATGGTGTTTTAACATGGTTAAATGAAGATGATGATGTAACAGCACCTAC